ATGGTAATGAAAGAGAGTTAAGTCTATACACTTCAGTTAAACGTATAGACAAGAAGATCAGAGTAAGACAAGAAGTAAACGATAAGAGGATTCCTGGTACAGAGTCTGAGTATCCTTTAGACAAGACACCTTGGTTAGCCTTAAGATATAATGCTATTGATGGTGAGGACTATGGACGAGGGTTTGTAGAGGAGTACCTAGGTGATCTCAAGACAGTAGAAGGATTAAGTAAAGCTATCATTGAAGGTACAGCTGCTGCTGCTAAGGTATTGTTCTTAGTTAAACCTAATGGTACTACTAAGATGCGTACTATTAGTAACGCACCTAACCTAGCTGTAAGACAGGGACATAAGGATGACGTTACTGTAGTACAAGTGGAGAAGTTCAGTGACTTCAGAGTAGCAAGAGAGACAATGGAAGGTGTAGAGCGTAGACTAGCTGCTGCCTTCTTGTTAAACCAGAGTGTACAAAGGGATGCTGAGAGAGTAACTGCTGAAGAGATTAGGTTTCTAGCTAATGAACTAGAGACTAGCTTGGGTGGTATCTATAGTCTTCTTTCACATGAACTTCAGTTACCACTAGTCAAACGAATTATAGCAGTATTAGAAAGAGAGAAGAAGTTACCTCAGTTACCTGAAGGTACAGTAGAACCTGTGATCATCACTGGGTTTGAAGCACTAGGTAGAGGTAATGATGCTAATAAACTGGCTACTTTTCTTCAGACTGCTACACAGATTTTAGGGCCAGAAGCTGTACTAGGATATGTCAATGCTAGTGACGTTCTTAAACGTCTAGGAGTAGGCTTTGGTATAGACATGAAGGGACTCATTAAGACTGAGGAACAAGTACAACAAGAGAGACAACAAGCCCAACAAGCACAACAACAAGCAGAGATGATGAAAGCTGCAACACCTAATGCTGTTACGCAGGGTGGTGAAATGATTAGACAAGGAGCACAACAAGGTGAGCAAAACTAAAGATACAAATGAGAAGGATGCAATTAAAGCTAAAGAAAAAGTAGCAAGATCAGTTACCAGTAAAGCAGAACTAAAAGATATTGAAATTGTCAGTGAGATTCTAGAGCAGAAGACTGAGGTTAGGACTCGCAACTCTCTTCCTTCAACGTATACTAAGATCAAGTTGCGTAACGGGACAATCAAAGAAACTTACGGAGAGAGATATGGCAAACCAGCTAACGGTTGAGAACGTCCAGTCAGACATGAGTGTGGAAGAGTCACACAATCAAGATATGATTGACTTGGTTGAAGAGAAAGAGATCGTCCCACCAGGGATGGAACCTCAGGATAAGTTTGGTGGTGACTATAATAAACTTATGGAAAGCTATCAGCAACTAGAGCAGAAGCTAGGTCAGCCTCAAGAGGAAGAGTATGTAGCTGAAGAGTCAGACCTTAGTATACCTCAGAGTCCTGACGATGGTGCATTCGATATGGCTGCTCTACAACAAGAGTATATGTCTACTGGTTCGCTAGGAGATAAGAGCTATCAACAATTAGAAGATGCAGGGATCAGTAGACAGTATGCTGATACATACATTGCAGGAGTTAAAGCATTGGGTGAACAGATTGGTAACAATGTAAAGTCTTCTGTAGGTGGTGATGCTGAGTATAGTAATATGGTTGAGTGGGCTAAGGCTAACTATAACCAAGATCAAATTCAAGCTTACGATAAAGCTGTAAATAGTGGTGATGTTAATACTGCTATCATGGCAGCTAAAGGTTTACGTTCTGATTATACCAACACAGCTGGTAGTGAAGGCACGACTTATGGAGGCACACAAGCTGAACCTGAGGGTTCGGGTCAAGTCTTCAGGTCTAATGCTGAAGTAACTGCTGCTATGAAAGACAAAAGGTATGAGTATGATACTGCTTATAGGCAGGATGTACTTAACAAATTAGAACGATCAGATATTTTCTCTCAAGGGAGATTATAAGTAGTACCCGCTATCAAGTATTAAACAAGTAGACAGAAGCCAGCTGCGGTTGATAACTTTTAGTTGAAAGTTAAAGAAAAGTATAGCTATTATGTTAGATACTTTTTATCAATTAATTAAACAAACTAGGAGAATAGTATGTCAGTTACGAATACTTCTGCACCCGTCTTAACTATGACGAGGACAGGACAAGCAAATTCTGCTGGTGATTCCTCTGCATTATTTCTTAAAGTATATGCAGGTGAAGTATTGACTGCTTTTGAGCAAGCCTCAGTCACGATGGACAAGCACGTTATCCGATCTATTAGTTCGGGTATCTCAGCACAGTTTCCTCTAGTATGGAAAACTGCGTCTACTGAGTATGCTTACATCAATGGAGCTGGAGATACGGGAACCACTGGTATTGCATTAGATGGTACAATTATTCACAAGAACGAGAAGGTCATCTCTATTGATGGTCTCTTGATCGCTGATCACTTTGTGAACAACTTGGATGAGGCTATGTCTCAGTTTGAAGTTCGTTCTATCTACGCTAAGGAAGCAGGTATTGCCTTGGGTACACAGTGGGATCAGAATGTATTACAACAGGGAGTCTTAGGAGCACGGTCATCTACACTAATTACTAGTGGTAACGGTGGTTCTGTACTTACTAATGGTTCTTATGGAACGTCTGGTACTACGTTGGGTAGTGGCTTGTTTGATGCTGCTGAACAACTAGATGAGAACAATGTACCTGAGAGTGACCGCTATATGTACATCCGTCCTGCTCAGTATTATCTGATGGCAGAGACTACTGACCTAATCAACCGTGATTGGGGTGGAAGTGGAGTATATTCAGAAGGCGAAGTCATGAAGGTAGCAGGTATTCACATTGTGAAGACTAACAACCTACCTATTAGTAACATTAGTTCTTCTCAAGTAACGGCACATGATGGTGACTTCAGTACGACTAAAGCATTGGTTATGCACAAGTCTTCTGTAGCTACTGTTAAGTTGTTGAACCTTGCAGTTGAAACTGAATACAGCATCAAGAATCAGGGCTGGATCATCGTTGCTAAGTATGCGATGGGCCACGGATTTATCCGTCCTGAAGGTTGTGTTGAATTTAAAACCTCTTAAGGGAAAGGATATAATTTATGGTTGATATAGCTGATATCCAATCTCTTGCTTTAGCTGCTAATACAGTTACCAATGTAACGCTAGTACAGCCTTACGCTGATAACGCTACTATTGGTACTGCTGTAGAGGGAATTAACAACACTAATGCCGACAGTGTGTTTCCTGTCATTGCTGGAGCAGACATAGATATTGTCTCTGCTGACACAGCTGATGACGGTGCTCCTGCTGGTACAGGTGCTCAGGTTGTAGCTGTTACATATCTCGATGCTAATTTTAACCAAGCTACACAGAATGTAACGATGAATGGTACGACTGAAGTTGAGTTGACTGAACAGAACATTACCTTTATTCAGAAGGCAGAGATTACTTCTGCTGGTTCTGGACTTGCTTCTGCTGGTGCTATCACTATCGCTGACTTAAGTGGTGGTGGTGTACACGCTCTGATTGATGCAGGTTCTAGGGACTCAGGTAACTGTGCATGGATGATTCCTGCTGGTCACACTGGCTACATCCACGGCTTCTGGGGTGATGTACTACCCGTTGCTGCTGGTGCAGGAGTCTGTGAGCTGATCCTTCAGATTGCTTATGCTGGATTCTCTGGTGTAGCTAACTCTGAGACTTGGCGTGACATTGCTAAGATTACTATTGTAGAGTGCGATGATGATGTCGTATCTGCTACTGGTGGTAACGCTGGTAATCTTGGTAGCTTTAGTTTCCCAGGAAATGTTCCATTTGTAGTTCCTGCAAAGACTATGGTACGCTTGGCTGGTAGAGCTGGCGTTGCTTCAGCCATGAACTGTGGCTTTAGTATGTCAGTACAAGGCTCAGGTTCTGGTACTACGATAACAGATAGTTAAACTGTGGGGAGGGCTAGTATAGACTCCCCTTTTTTTTATAATAAGGAGAACAATTAAATGGCAGACACAAGTAGAACTGTCACAGATATGGCAAGCAATCTGTTCCAAGACAGTCAGGCTGCTGGTTCTATCACGCCTCAAGATCTTAGAGATTTCTTAGAGACTTGCCAGACAAAACAAGGTAGTATCTATGTAAGCACAGCAGGTGCTACTACAATTGCAGCACAAGCTAATGTAACACCTAGCTCTCTTACCAACATGGTAGCAGTAGAGACAGGAGGTACATTTACTCTCAGTACAGCTCCAACAGCTAATGAGTTTGATATGAATACAGATGGACAGTTGAGGTACACAGGTACTCCAACTACTAATGTATTCTTTACAGCTTCAGTTATGTTAGAAATTGTAACAGCTGTAGTTGACCAAGAGTTAGTCTTTGCTGTAACCAAAGGTGGAACCATAGTAACTGGTGCTAAGACTGGTGGATTCTGTCCAAGAGTCACAACTAATTCAGTACCTATGTCTGTCTCTGGCTTTACTTCAATGGCTACCAATGATTACTTGAACCTCTGGGTTGGTAATGTTGATGGTACAGGTAATGTAGTAGCACGGATGGCTCAACTTACAGCTCACAGTCTGGTAACTTAAAATGGCGTTTATATCCTTAACACCTATGTCGGAGCTTGAAGCGGTTAACCTGCTTCTGTCTGCTATAGGTGAAGCTGCTGTATCTAGTCTGGAAACAGCTACTACAGTAGAAGTAACTCAAGCTAAGAAATTACTTTCTAATGTGAATAGAGCAGCTCAACAAAAGGGATGGCATTTTAATACAGAGTGGGATGTAGTGTTAACTAGAGATAGTGATGATATGATTCCTCTGAGTGAGTCTATTCTGTCTGTGTATCAGCCAGGACAGCTCATGACTATTAGAGGTAGGTCTGGTAGTATGTATGCTTATGACCTAGATAACAATACTTTTATTTGGACTAAGAATCTCAACAATGCTGTTACTATTACTCTCTTAGATTTCATAGATAGTCCTAATACCTTTAGACAGTATGTAACTACTAGAGCTGCTAGGATCTTCCAAGAAGAGATTATAGGACAAGTATCAGCAGAGACTGTGAATAGACAAGAAGAAGCAGAAGCTTATGCAGACTTGTTAGATGATGATGCAGAAAGAGCAGGATTGAACGTAGCTTATGGGACACTAGATATGTTAAATACAACTCAGATTCACAGGAAGTTATGGTAGATGCCATTAATTACAGAACAAATAAGCAACCTAATCAATGGTGTATCTCAGCAACCTCCTAGTTTAAGACTAGCCTCTCAATGTGAAATACAAGAGAATGGCCTAGTCACTATTGCAGAAGGTCTTAAGAAGAGACCTCCTATAGAGCACGTTACAAAGCTCAACAATAAGACAGATCTAGATGCTAAGATTCATTTCATTAACAGAGACCCATCTGAGAGATATGTAGTTACTATTACTTCAGATCAATTTGATAGTGCTTTTTCCTCTTCTTTCTCTCAGACAGAGCTAGAAGTATTCAGTCTAGACACACCTATTAATCCTTGGGATGACGCTTTCTCTAACCCTTTTGGGCCTAGTGATTATAGTAGAATAGTAGCTGGAGTATCCACAGGAGAGACCCTAGAGTACATCAGAACTGCTGATGCTAGGGATAACCTAAGGTTATTTACTGTAGCTGAGTTCACCTTTGTACTGAACAAGTCTATAGCCACAGCTAAGAGTACCGATGTAAGCTCCTCACGTGCTCCTGAAGGCATTGTTTTTATTAAGCAAGCCTCCTCTGCCACTACCTTTAAAGTCTTCTTAGATGGAGCCTCAGTAGGTGCTATAACGGCTGACGCTGATGCTGATACTTTAGTTACCAATGTAGCTAATGCTATGGCTACTCCTGGGTTTATTATTACCAAGTTTGGTAGTAGTAATGTCCATGTAACGAGGTCAGATGGGGCAGACTTTACACTCCATGCAGAAGCTCCTGAGTTCGTCATGATAGCCATTAAGGACAGTGTAGTAGACTTCACAGACCTCCCTGCTAGAACTAAAGATGGCTTTACTATTAAGATCACAGGAGACCCTAGTTCAGGGACTGATGATTACTGGCTTAAACATAACAACCAAGCAGATGAAGATGTAGGAGAGTGGGTAGAAACAGTAGAACCAGGACTAGCTAATGACATTAATCCTTCTACTATGCCTATCAAGATGGTCAGAGCTGCTCCTAATCCTTGGGATGAGCTATTTTCTGATGACTTTGGTAGACCTTCTTTTTCTGTATCTCAACTAGATTGGGTAGGCAGAGCAGCTGGTGATGAAACTACAGCTCCTGATCCTAGCTTTATTGGTGAGACCCTTAATGATATGTTCTTCCACAAGAATAGACTAGGGTTCTTAGCTAATGAGAACGTTATACTATCAGAGTTAGGTGAGCACTTTAACTATTATGCTACTACTGCTACTGATCTACTAGATACAGACATGATTGATCTAGCATCTCCTACTAATAAAGTTAGTATTCTACGTCATGCTATTCCATTCAATGAAAACTTATTATTATTTAGTGACTTTTCTCAGTTGAAATTAAGTGAGTTTGCAGCTGGTGGGTTGACTCCTACTAATGCTAAACTATCTTTGCTTACTGAGTATGAACATGATAAACTAGTGCAACCTGTAGTCAACGGTAGGAAGGTATACTTCTCTGATGAGAATGATGGCTTCTCTGTACTACGAGAGTTTGGTATAGTAGAAGATCTACAAGAAGAAACAGCAGAGAATATTACATCTCATGTACCTAGTTACATCAAAGGTAAAGGCTTTGAGATTATACCTCATGATGACTTTATGTTTATCTTGTCTGATGAGAACTTAAATGAAGTATTTGTATACAAGTTTCTCTTTCAACAAGGACAGAAGAAGTTAACCTCATGGTCTAAGTGGAAGTTTAAAGAAGAAGAAAAAGTAATAAGTATGACTGTAATAGATCATATAGCTTACTTTATCATTGTCAGACCTGATGGTACTTACTTAGATAAGATGTCTCTACAAGATGCTAAACTTACAGGGCTAACACCTAGTGCTACCCAGTTAAGCTTTAGACCATTACTTGATAGAAGTGTAAGAATCACTGGAGTATACGATAATGTTACTGATACTACTAGTTGGAAACTACCTTATCCAGACGATTTTGGATCAACTTTCAGAGTCGTCTTAGGAGCTGAATGGGTAGGTAAAGAAGGCTCACAGATACAAGGACTGACACAGACTAGCTCTACTATACTCTCTGCTACTGGAGACCACTCAGCTTATCCTGCTGAAGTAGGTAAGGAGTATACGTTCTTGTATGAGTTTACAGAGCCTACCATTAAGACAGAGGTACAGGGTAGACTTAGTTCCCTATCTGGTGGTATACTCAAGATTCGTAAGTTCAACATTAACTACTTTAAGACAGGCTACTTTCAATTCAAAGTGTCAGCCCCTGGTAGAGACCCTTTTACTCATACCTTTACTGGTAGAATACTAGGATCACCTTTGAATACTATAGGTACAGTACCTTTTGAAACTGGTAACTTTAAGAAGTTAATATTAGCAGATGCTAAAGGATTAAAACTAGAAATATTGTCCGATTCTTACTTACCACTTGCTCTTACTGGAGCTGACTGGGAAGGTAACTATGTAGTGAGGACTGTGGGCAGGAGATAACATGAAGCCTTATCATAGGCAATCTAGACTAGACGATGCAGCATACTTATCGTTACACCTAAGGTATGAAGATGAACGTGAAGTGACTACCTTAGGTCATAGTGCAGAGAAAGCCTTAGCTCTAGCCTTTGGTGGTAGTCAGATATGTAGGACTATCATAGACCATAGAGGTAGAGTAGTAGGGATGTATGGTGTAGTCCCATTGACAGAAAAGACAGGACAAGTATGGATGCTAGGTAG